CCGCTCCAGCCGAAGCCGTTACCACCGAAGAATCCGGGGATCAGACCGCCGAGGATACCTCCGAGAATACCGGGGATGAATCCGCCGGTGCCGAAAGGTCCGAATCCGCTGCCAAATCCACCGTAGTTACCGTAAGCGCCATAACCGTTGCCCCACAGGGGGAGAGTCATAGCAAACGGGATGTTGCCCCAACCGTTCTGGTTGTCAGGCATAATAATTGTCTTGTCCTCTGCCATAGTTATTTAGCATTTAAAAATTAAACTTCACACTAGACGCTCGTGGCCACGATTGTCTGATGCAAAGTTGACGAAAAAGCCCACCGCGATGAAGCAATGGGCAAGATTTAGTTATGTCATTGATAATCAGTGGGGCTTTTGCCAAGATGATGGCACTAATCTGCGGAACAACTTGAAGTTGTAAAGCGTGAGATTCCTCCGAGGCTTCTCGGTCATCTTGTTCTTGATGACGCTGTGAACGGCTGTTAGCGATTTCCCATAGTGCTCTGCGATTTCTTCTGCGGAAGCGAATATCGGCAAGTTCTCGGATGCGACCTTATAGAGCGCATCGGTTTGTTCTTTCGTGCAGTTGTTGTTCTTAATCTTGCTCTTGAAAAGGTCAAGAACCTCAATGATAAAATCTTGTTCCGTCATTTCATGAAAACTTTGTATGCCGAGACCAATAAAAGAGCGGTCATCGCGATTATCATTATGATGTGTGCGAGTTCGGCATAGAACGAAAACTCATAAATGTATCTGTCAATGAAGAGATTAACTTGAGGGCATAAAGGTAAGATGCAGCTCGCGCGGTGCCATTTGCATAACTTCAAGATGCGGGACTCGAGTAGATTGCCGATGACCACTATCGGGGAGACATAGAACAATGTATCAAGGATAGCCAAGACACGGTCCGTGACAAAAAGATAGGAGGCGAGAACACCGATATAGAGAGAAGCGTAGATAAAAGGTTTAATCTGAACTGCCGTGGTGATCGCTCTCAGCTTACCAATAATATACTTAATAGCGTCTTGGTTGTCCACTGCTTGTCGTGTATATCTTCGCGTGTATCTGTGCCGTGGTCTGATAGATAGGCTTTCCTGTAGGACGAGCAATGGGAGCGACGCGAACCGTTGCACTCGCAAGTTTCACGCCGCTCTTCTTCGGCTTTGGAATTATCTTTACTCGTACCTTGGCCATCTACGCATCACTTGAGCATGTAGAAGATTGACTGCGCGTTGAATAGGATAATCCCCATCATGTCAGCCCAAAGGTCGCTCCATTCAAAAGAGGACTTCTCTAAATGCTTGTACGCAATTACCTCGTAGCCTAACGCGCCTAAGACAGCGACGATGTTTGCCGCGAAATAACCGAGGCGGATGCGCCCGAAGTACAGAAGGAATACGAACACACACATCGCTATCGAGTTGATGATAAAAATGTGTGAGAGTTTCTTGGGCGCTGTAAAGAACGCCGCGATCTTCTTGAAAAAGTCTTTCATATCGTTAGTCGTTTATGGGTTCTTCCTGCGGGTGTTCTTCCTCCCACTGCGCCTTCTGCTCGTCGGTGTAGAGGGTGAATAGTGCCTCGAGGTCGCCGTAGCCGCAGACCTTCTTCCAGAAGGAGCGCTCGTCCTCGTTTTCGAGTGTGGCCTGCGTGAGCCACATCCCGTCCTTTGCTTTCATTTCGTTCTTCATATCGTTAAGCGCTTGCGAGTGATACATTTGTATGAGCCGAGAGTGCTGCCTGCACATCTGCATCGGCATTTGCTCTTGCGTATGCCGTGGCGTGCAGGGTGATGGTGATGGTCGCAGTTCCGGCGTTGGTAATCATGTAGGCAACGGAGGCAGCAGACAATAAGGAAGATTGGTTGAAACCTATGTTTTTCGCCAAGCCTGTTATCTTAATCTCCTCCAAATTATAGCACGACGTCGCAAAGTTAGTGACGGAAGCAGATGATGTAGGATTAAGAGACCCTTGAATTCCGACGTATTTTAGATATTGGCAATTATATATAAGGTTTTCCATATTATTCCCCATCAGTAAATCAGATGAGGACTTTCCTATACATATCGACTCTATCCGCGATGGATTATAAGATGTTGTGCAAACTCGCAGGAAGTTTATATAGCTTGCCCCCGCCACGTTCTGCGTTATGGGGAAAAGGGTTCTCGGACAAGTAGGGAGATTCCGTAATGTATTGTTACCGACCTGCCCAGCCATATCGGAAGCACCTTTATATCCATAAATCTCCTTCATTTCATCGTATGAAATATCCGTCAGTCCGTTCAGCTCAAAATATCCGCTCGTTGCATTGAACACCGCTCCTGCGCTCTCAAAGAGGTCTATGTTCGCCTGCGGAATAATTCCACGGACAATGGAGTCGGGATCTATCGTGTAGGTGCGAGGCTGACTGCCCGTCCCGCTCCAGGTCTGCACCTGCGAGATGACACCCATCTTGCCGAGCGCATCCGCCACCGCGTCGATGCTGTCCTTGACGAGTTTCTCGGAGGGATAGTTGGTGTTGTTCGGGGCGGACGACCAAGAGGACTTCTTGTAGGATGTTTTCTCCCACGCTACGCCTGTGTGTGTCCACGCAGACTGTGTAGAGCACTCTATGGTATATATTGTACTTCCAGAGGTTTCATTAAACGCATATGATCCTGCGTGAAGACCTGCAAGTGTAAACTGTCGGTTGGAATTGTATAAAAGCATTACTGCCTTGCCTGCACTAATCGCAGCGGTAATTTCAGCATAAGTGGTAGTACCATAGGTACACCAGAATACCTCCGTCGGAATCGTCGCGGGCAGGGCGTCCAGTTTCGCCACCTTCGTGTCGGTGATGCCGGAGTTAAGGGCCGCGAGTTGAGCCGCCGTGAGGGGTTTCTCGTTCACCTGGTATTCGGGGCGCCAGCCTTCCTTGCCGTCAGCATCCCAAGAGCCGTTGTACTTGAATCTCCAAGTACCTTCGTAAGCGGGGTTGCTATCAACCATCTCCCAATAGGAAGGGCTTTCATCCGGCTGATTACCATGCTGATGGGATTCAAGGCTCTTGTAGAGAAGATCATCGTAGCAAACAAGGTCGCCACTCGCATAGGTCTTTGTAGCGCTCCACGCAGGCGCATAGCCTCTCGCATCCCGCACGACCATATAGTCGTTGTTGTCGGGTTTCGTCTCGTCGGGATAGTCGGTGTAGTCAGTAGGCACATCTGCCCACGTCTCCCAATTCCCCTTGAAGGTCGCAGTGGCGGTCTGGATAGAGCTATTGACGAAGTTCTTGTCCGCAAGCTGGTTATTTGCCGATGCCTGTGCGGGGATATAGGTTTCTATGGTAGCACTCGCCTTCGTAGCGAGCTCATCATACACGGCCTTCGCGGAAGGGTAGTGCGAATTATCGGAACTACTGGAGAGAGCGGTGACAAGGGCATACATCTGTGGCTCGAAGGTGAAGATGCTGCTCCAATTATCCGCATCATCCACATAGCAAGACCTTATCATATCCTGCTCAACGGGAGAGGAGAAGAAGAACAGGCCGGTATCCCCGTTGTATGAAGTAAGGTAAAGAGTTTCATATCCACTTGCCCATTCAACCTCTATGGTTACGACCTTGCCGGCGTTGAAGGCGGCAGACACCTCGGCATAGGTGGTAGTGCCGTACTCCGCCTTGAACGCGCCGTTTATCTCAAGGTTTCCGCTGCCGAGGATAGTTGAACCGTTGATGGTCTTGATGTTCGTGCCTGAGACAAGGGTCTCTTGGAATCGAGTGACCGCCGCGAAGTCAGTGAAGGTCGCTCCCCCATCATATAATACATCCGCATCATAAAGATGTACTGTCGGCAAGGTGCCAGAGAGAAGGGTAACGTAGACGTCTATGTTAACATCTACCACAGCACCGCCTCTTCTATCGAGATAAAAGTATTTGTGCCCATTATATGTGACAAGCTGATACCCCAAAAGGCTCGTTCCCGCGAGTTCAATTACGGACGCCTCGCTTGCGGTGGCGGTGGTGTTCAGTATGATGATGGCCTTCCCTTTCTCTGCTGGGAGGTCGGATGTCTCCGCGAAAATATCGAGCCTGAGGGTCGAGACACTCTCATCCAGCCGAATCGTGAAGTCTTTGTCGGAAGATGCGTCCCAGTAGGAAGCCTTGACTTTTGCGATAGCATCTGCAACGGCTTTCGTGGAGGCATATTTCGTTGTATTGGATTCGTTGCCGACGATTGTGTTTACCTTGTTGGTTTTGTCCTCCTTGCCACCGAGCGCCGTCTCAAGTTCGGAGTTCGTCGGTAGCGCATCCAGTTTGCTCACCTTGTTCGCAGTTATGCCGCTGTTCAGAGCATCGAGCTGCGCCTGCGTCAAAGGCTCCTCGTTAATCTGGTATTCGGGGAGCCAGTTGTATGGATTGTACGCCCCGTTTGCGGCATACTTGAAACGCCAAGTGCCTTCGTACTTAGGATTGCTCGATGCCTCTTCCCAATGAAGATTCTCTTCATCATTATAAGGGAGGGGCGCTTCCGGAGTCTCTTCGTAGTTGACGGGAGCGATACATTTGTACAAGGTATTATGGTCGGTTACAACCTCATCGATAAAATAACTACCATTCCCATCCACAAGGGGGGCATACCCACTTGCATCGAGCAATACCAAATAGTCATTATTATCAGCGGTCACACCGCCGTAGAGTATGTCCTCCCAATCATCATAGCATCCCTTGAAGGTCGCCGTCTCGGTCTGTATCTTCTCGTTGACATAAGCCTTGTCCGCAAGCTGGTTGGAGGGAGATGCGGCGGAAGGGATTTTGGCATTTATGGTCTCGATATCGCTCGCTGACGATGCCCCGATATTCGTCCTCGCTTGAGCCTTCTCTTCTTCCGACAGCGACTGAGAGACATACTTCACATCTCTCAGAGCGAGGTTGCCTTCCCCAAGGATGGCGGTCCCGTCAATGGTCTTTATGTTCTCGCCATCTACTAGTCTCTCTTGGTATAACGGGAGGGGTGAAACTCGGTATCCTTCAATATAGGTTACGCCGTCGGGCAATGAGTCGGCGATATCAGTCTCGTCATACAGCGGAATGAGTCTCATACTCTTGTATCCCACTACGAAGCAGCTGATACGGCACCAACGCTCGCTTGTCCACATCTTACCCATAAGGTCGACTTCAATAGCCTTGCCTGAGTCGGTGAGTTTGTAGAGGCGAGGTCCGTCAGCAGTCAGCCCCGACTGATATAACAGAATAGTGTCTTCAATCGCGCGGCTATCAAAAGATATGCGGACGATGTAAGCACATTTGTCCGATACCCCGTATTTAATATATACAGACTGATTCGTGGTCGCAAATCCCTTGTCGGCCTTGCCCGTTAATGCCTCAGCAACGGCATCTTCGGTAATATACCCCATGTCGTTTTCAAGTTCAGACAGTTTTGTCTGAATGGCATTGTTGAGTAAGTATTGGACTTGTTCGCCCGTCTGAGTAAGTTTTGTTCCTGCCATATTAAGCCCTCCGTTTTACCATTATATAACCGCCGTCCGATGTATAGAGCTGCCCATCGCTCGCGAAGAGGAGTTGATACTCGCCCGCGAGATTTGTCCCACATACCAAAGCGAAAGTGGCGCTGAAATCGCGCACCCTCGTCGCGGTAATTTTCGTGCCCCCTATTCGGGTGGCGTCGAAGGAAAGACAACTCATAACGCTTCCAATGTGCCGAGTTTCGGCGATCTATCGCATTCGCTGCGATAACCGTCGGGGAAATCCGAGTCGGGGACCTCCGCGTAGCCAATCAGATAGAGGTCCCCTTTTTTCAAGACCTCCTTCTCGATGCAAACAAACCACTTCCCGTTATCGTCGCGGATGCATTCATCCTTTGTATATATATGTACGATTTTCGAACCGCATTTTACGCCGACACTCCACTCGTTGATGTCCATATCAAAGCCCGCCGCCTTGATGTCGACAATGTACTTAAGGTCGTTCGGTAAATAATTCCTTTCTGCCATATTGAATCAGTTTCAGCAAAGATACGAAACTATTTTATAAAAACCCAAACAAAAACACCCACGATTGTGTATGCCGCTTGGATATAAAATGGCTGAGGGTAATTAAGGTCGACATCCTTAGTCCTGCTACGCATAATGTGCATTGCGTAAGCGGCATTGTGCGTCGCCCACTCGAGTTTGAGGGAGCAACGAGAGCGCTTCCATACATTGCTGTCGCCGTGTATGGCTTGGACGGAGTTGAGAAACGGATCGAATTTCTTCTTGCTGACTTGATACGAATCCACAATTTGTAGATTGGAATCGGTGATGGTGTAACTGTTCATGGCATTAGAGATTAGAATCTTACGAAGTTATATGATATGCCGATGCCCACATACGGCCCGGCATCGAATTGCTTTGACCTTATGCCGTACTGCGCACCGAAGCCCACTTGCAGTCCGACACCGAAACGGGTGGGTTTCTTCTTCTCATAGACCGTCACCTCCTTGGTGATAATCTTGGTCTCTGGATATACCGAAATCTCATCCAGCGAGGGGTTGATACCAGATACCACGGCATAGTAGTTAGAATCCCTGTATTCCTTTCTCTCCACGGGGAGGGCGATGTATGTCGTATCATTCACGACAACCGTATCCGTGACCGCTATGTACTCTTTACGGATAACCGTCTTTGTGACCTCTTTCGGCTCATAGACGGTAAGCGTGTCACGGATTGTAACGACAGTCGTCACCGTGTCTCTCTGCACATCGGGCCGCTTCCCCTTGCCAGCGAAAAATCCGCCGACGAAAGCCCCGATGATGAGTATTGCCGCAAGAATGCAGGCGAGTATGATAGATGTCTTGTTCATAACTTGCCGAAATACTTCAAGATGCTATTCGAAACAACCTCGGCACATTCGTATATAGACATAGCCGAGCAGAGGTACTCCAGGTCCTGCTCATTGTCCATGAAGAAGAATTCAATCAGCACGGACGGGCAGCCTGCATCCCGGCACATCGCGAGATTCTTCGGACGATAGTGTCTGGTCGGGCTGTCTGGCCGGACCTTAAACCCCTTGGCGACCATCTCATCGTATATAATGTTTGCCAACCGTATAGACTCGGGATCGGGGGACAACTTCGTGTTAACCTGACAGCCACGTGCGCTATACCACTTGTCGCCCATCCCTGCTGCGTTGACGTGAATATCCACGTTGATATTGTCTGGGCGCACCTTAGTGATTTCCTTGATTTTCTTACACCTATTGGGCAAGGATAGGTAATCCTCGCCGCTTGGGTGTATGTTTGTGCAGGTGATGCCCTTTGCGTTTAGTGTCTCTGTCGCAATCAATGCGACGTCGTGCGTAAACGCCCATTCCTTGAAGCGTCCGTCTGGAGAACCTTTTCCTGGCTCGCCTCTCCAGTGGCCGGGGTCTAATGTGCTACTAGGCATATCTTACAGAGTTTAAGTTATTGAAGCCATAAACCATTTATCCTGTGAAGCGTCAAAGACTAGGATAAACAAACCTTTGCCGAACACCTGCGAAGACGATTCGGACCCAAGAGAATTCACCTTAAGAATATTCTTAGTATTGCCGCTTATCGTTGACATGGTACTGTACATGCCGCTTGTCCCCATGATAAAGTAGGTCTGTCCGTCCTGAGGGGCGGCGGGGAGCGTCAGCGTGCATTGGGCTGTCACGATTAACCAAAAATCGGTGCTCGTAAGGTACCGATTGGCGCTCACGGCTTGTGTGACAGGGCGAAGGCCGGCGAACATCCCATAGGGGGCATAAACCGCATAGTTCTTACGATTCGTCCCCATCGCAGATAGGTACGCGCAAATGTTTTTAGCGTTCTCCTGAATGGTGCTTGACTGATTAACTTCTGCGCGAAAAACACCCGCGTCGGGACCTGGTTCGGGGATAACATTTGTCCCAAGAAAAGCGCGCTGCCCAAAATCACTATCCTCGAAGGAAATCATATATCGTGAAAGCCGAAGTTGCGCCTTCCTTTCCCGCGGGTCGTCTGGGTCGTTCGGTTTGGCTTCTAGCGAAAACTCGCCAATAGTAAATCCTCCGACCTTGCCTTCCGAAGACTGGATTTTACCCTCAATATCTGCCGAGGTTGCCTTAATGTGTCCGTCCTCGTATATCTGCAGGGGGGCATCGTCAGGGGCGGTCTGAGCATCTGTCCCCGAGAAGAAAGTAACCTTCCCGTGAGTCGGGTCTGCCCACTGCGAGGACGAACTCATCCCCGCGACCATCTCGCCATCGCTTGCTACCGCGACTATATTAGATAAGACCGCGCCACCCGCAATGGTGGTTACATCTCCAGTAGTATCTGTCGATACCCAAGAAAGAATATTGTCCGCGCCTTGTGAGCCAGGCAAGATGTTGACCCTTGCTTTAATATTGACCTCTCCCGAGGCATAATTGATATAGGACGATTGGTTGCCAATCCAGAAGGTCGGGAGCCCGTCGAGAGAGCCCGCATAATAATATGAAGACCCACTCGCCGTGACGCTGTTAAGGCCCGTAAACATTTCTTCATAGCCGTCGCCGATCACGGAACGTACGATAACATTCTGTCGATCCTCGTCGGTATAGTTGCCGTACTGTACTATAGTATCGCCGACTTGAGGGACGGAGTTACCACTACGGTACTGACCTGAGAGACGAATATAATCATCTCCGACCTCTATGACCCTCATCCTATAGTTTGAGGTCTCGTTATTGACGGCGTCAAAGCGGACGGACCTCGCGATATCGCCTACGACAAAAAGATTCCCTACAGTCCCGTCCCTTTGGTCGAAATGGCACTCGTAGTCGGTGTAAGGTTCTTCGTCGCCCATCGGGATCGCAATGACCTTAGATACAATCATACTTGCCGCCGACATCACCTCATATCCGCCAACGGCAGATACTTGGTTTACAACAAGGTTATTGACTTGCAATTCGTCTCGTATGATCACCTTGTCAAACTCCGCGACAGCCTTCCCCTCAGCGTCGGTGCTGACTGCCCACCCCGCACCACCCACCGCGCCAGTGCGGAAATCGAGCGACGACATCGTCCTTGCAAACTGAGTTGGGGAGTAAGACACCTCATCTACACCATCTTTGCGGAGATAAAGCAAGTCACCCACCTTGCGGACAGCCCTTTCGAGGTCCGTAATTGACCGCATCTGTGTGGAGAGTGTCTCGATATCGCCTTGGATGCGCTCCACTGTAGACACGGCGGTTTCGATCTCGTCGCTAAGCACGATATCTACGTCGGGGAGACCGATGCCGCTATCATAGTTTTCGGGCCATGTAATCGTTATCGATTTGACAAAGAGCCATACGCCCGCCTCCTCGGTGAAGCGACCGTCTTTGACTTTGACTCTGCCACCAAGCGCGATACGATTTATTAGATTTGTGTCATATTCGCTGACCCTAACTTTGTCCAGTCGGACAACCCATGTCGGAAGGATTTCCTTGCATTTCTCGAGTTCGGCGGTCTTTACCGCATTCAGCTCTTGTTCAGCAGCGAAAACATACTCCCATGGGAGGTAGATGTTCGTGAAGAAAAATAAATCCCCCGCGTGAGCGTCGAAGTCCTTATATGGGACATACTTATGTATGGTCTCAGCCTCGGCGTCAGACTTAATTAGTCTTAGGCGCCATTCGGACTGAACTTCATGCTCATTACCATTATCATCAAGGACGATTATGCTCTTGCTGCTGTCGTAGAAGATGCCGTCTTTCGCGACCTTGAATTCCCAATCGGAATGCCCCGAGAGGTTGCCCGTCGCGAAGGTGACGGTCATCTCTTGTGATTCTGCAGCTTGTAGTTTTTCCCATACCGAATGCACATACTGCGAATCGCCCGCATCCCCATAGGGGAATGCCTTTCGGTCGGTACCAAAGAGGTTCTTTATCCAAATGTCGAACGTCGGCTTCCATGACTCTGCATTTGTTGAGAAATAGACGTAAGCATTGCCAAGTGTCGCCGTAAAGGTATGAGTATTGGCACTGTCTCGGTTAAGGAAAGTTATCTCGACATGGAGTTCGTATGTTCCTGCGGGGATATTCGACGAACTGACGACTTGCCCAGTTGCTGTATTGACCAATCGGTCTACGTGCGAGATGCCACACCACGCCTTATCATCAGCAGTGACGGGGACTTCAATGAAGAGCGCGCCTCCCTCGGGCACCGTAAAGGTATCGCCCGTGACATTCACCACAGCAGTCTCATTCGGGGAGACAGTCGCGGATACGGTAATATGATAGATGCCGTTACGATTTGGGACAACCATTCCGTTAAACTTGACCCAAGAGAATACGAAGGAGAAGCCAGCGGTCATCGAGGAACCAGCACGCGCGCCATCTGGGATAGTGACTCGCCCATCAGGGTCTTGCTTATGGTAAATCACTGCTGTCGCCGAGGTCATATGAATAGTCATAACGGCCTTATATACACCCGCAGGAATATTAGTGTAGCCCTCTGTGTATTCGATTCCCGTCGACTTCTCGATGAAGCGAAAATCTGTTACCGTGTAATTCTCTTTGGGGATTTCTACTGTTACGCGTTGGTAAATAGTCGTCAATCCCGTAGTTGAGCCTGCAGAGTCCCGATAGAATCCTGTACGCAGCCTAAGATTATAGCTTGCCTTTACAGATATCGCAATCTCGCTCAAAATATTACCGAGATAACCTTCTCTGACGGCGATATCGTCAAGTTCAACAATAGTGTCACTCTCGGTCGGCGTCAGCTCTATCTCCAAATCGTGAAAGATACCGTGTTGGTTTATCGTGTGGTCATCTCTGCTCGCCAGGGGGATATCAATCCTCGGCGACGCCATCCCCTCCTCTGTCACCGCCTTTGACATCGGGTCGCTCGTGTCAATCTCATCAGTCTCAACCTTCTCGGCGTCGACTACCTCATCGACTCGAGTCACAACGGTATGGTCAACACCATGATTGGGAATGATACAAGGAAGCGCCCTCGTCATCCCTTGGATGGTCGGGAAGACTTTCTCGTTGTCGTCGAGCCCCGCTTGCAAAAGCCCATACTTCTCTATTGACTCGTCGTCCTTGACATACTCGACGGGGTCGAACGTCTCATCCGATGCGCCCTTCGCATAAGCCCAATCCTCCTCGGCGCGCTCAGCATCAAAGGAATAAACGGTTCCATCTGACTCCAAGAACTCAAGGTTCTCATCCCATGTAACAGACCATCCGTCTTCTGTCGAGGCTTGGCGATGCGGGTTGACTTTCCATCCTTGAATATACGAACGGAAATTACTGTCTCGGAGATGGTCGAAATAAACATTCTCCAATTCGGGGATAGCGTCGGGGTCGGGGTCGCCGATGTTCTCGTAAGCAGAACTCGTGCTGTTCGGATGGAACTTCTCGTAGTCCTTGAAGTACATATACGGGAGATTCTTCTCTCCGCCACGACCAAGGATTTGGTTACGGATATTATCGTCTTGGACTTGCCTCTCTATTCGCATGAGTCCGCCCTCGTAACCATATTGAAACACATGGGTCAGTTCTCCATCCTCGACGGGGTATCCGAACCATATCGCGTAGTTGTCGTTGTCGTCCTTTCGGATTTCCCAATGACAATCAAAAAGTTCGTAGGTCTTTTGGAGAACTTCCCATATGTAAGAATAACTGATTTCAATGGTTTTTCTCTGCTTGTCATAGTCGTCAAACAAAGGATTGATATACGAGTCGTCCTCGACATGGACATATACACTTCTGTCGGGGAAGTAGAACTCGAGCATCTCGTCTATTGCCTTCGCAAAGTCAGGGAGGTCAACCGTCAGCGAGGCGATGTATTTGTCCGCGATGGCAGTGCTCGACTCAATCGGGGCAAGTGTGCAGAAGAAGAATCGCTTCATCTGATATATCGCCCAATGCTGGAAGGTCAAGTCGAAAACTTGGAATAGCGAGTCGTTACCCTTCGATGCTTGCGGAATCAGTAAGGGCTGAATATAGCGCTCGCCACGGAACTCTATCTGCCACGGTTCGCCGTCACTGCCCTCAAAAGGGACCTTGATGCCTCCATCGACCTTAACTGATGCCGTAATGTTCTTGTCTCCCATGTCACTCATGGAGACTGTCGCCGATGACAGCGTCGCTATCTGATGCCCGTTTGCGTCTACGGGGAAGTTTATTTCGCTAATTTGAGGAATCATCGCTAAACGGCGTTTCGTATTCACATAGGCTCGGATCGTTCACTCTTATAGTCCATTCGACGACGGCGATGTCATTGCGCGAACTCGACACACCGCGCCAAAAGTCTGTCGCCTCAGATATTTCGTAAGGATAGCCAACTATCTTATGGCGCTTGTAGTCGTTGTAGAAGGTGACTTGTTTGTAGGTCTTGAGCGTACTGCCCGTCGCTAATGTATAGAGAGACTTATTGAACGCATTTATGGTTTTGTTGACATTTTGAAGAGTGACAGGGTTGCCCGAAAAGAAATTCGGGTCAACAAAAAACTTAACCTTGTAGTCGAACGGAGCATCCGCTATCTTCGGAAGAATATGCTCCCCCGCCTCCTCGGGATATGAAGTCGATTCATATCCTTTATTGTCTGACCCGACCCGCTTGTCGGAATCGAGGTAAATCAGCCCTAAGTCGGCAGTATCCGTTATAGCACCGTCGCCTATTTTGACTCTAACCGTTATCATTGTTTTTCCTCGCTTTCGGGTTTCTCTTCTTGGTGATATTTGCAATGTTCGCAGTCAGTTACGTAATGGTCTTCCAAGCGGTCAACTTCACCGAGGACAGGACATCCGTCGCCGTCGTTAGTCCACTTGCATCCATTTGCCTTGCGGATGGCACGGTCTTTCTTGTCTAATTTTGCTTCGAGGCGCTTGTTGACATTCTTCGCGTCTTGAAGCGTACTCTGCTGTTCGGCGATGTAGTCCTTCTGAATGTTCAGAATCTGCTGCACATTCGATAGGATGTCTTGCTCCTTCTTCTGTTTGTTTCGCCAAACATTGCCAAACCATCCAAGAATTAATGTCACTATCGGCAATACACAGTTCTCGAGAACTATGAGCCATGTTGCTGTACCTTCCGCTGCTGCCATAATAATGCCCTCCTATTTTACTTCAAAGGGGTATGTAACCCATTCAATGTTATCGTCTGCGGTCGTTCTGACCTTGTTGTCACCGAAGACATAGAGAGGGACTCGAGAAGGAGATGAGGGGGTGCCTACGCCGTTCCCCAAGACCTTCATATCGCATCCGTTGGCAAAGTAAAGCATCGGGATATTCTGCTCTTGAATGTTCAGCCCAGTACGAATCCACCCACTGCAGTGGTGGAAGACATACACTTGCTGCGCATCGAGCAATTCACCGTTAAAATGTTTGCCAACGAAGACGCCGTCAGCCTCGCAGTCGGAGAACTCCGACTCCAATACTTGTAATGAAGGATAACCCTCCTCGAGAGCCCAATCAATAGTCTTTTTGTAAAGAGCGATGGCGTCACTTTTGGAACCACATTCTTCAAGCGCGGAGCGGTTCTCCTCGCACATATGGTGTAAGGAGGCCCCGCGCCGAAGTATCTTTTTCCAATTTGATTCCATCATACCACAAAGGTACAAAAAATAATTTTACTTCACAGCAATAAAAGCTGTATTTGTGCTCGAACTTCCCGAAGTAATTACACTGTTTACTTTACGGAGCAATTCCGCGAGATTTACATTGATGTTTGAAACATGGTTTCGCAGCGGGTCTGTCTCGGGGAGCACGGAAACATTGATGTTCGGAGCCGTCGTTGTCCCCGACAGAATCGACTTAATTGTCTGTACGTCGTCGTGGATAAGCGACATGTAGAAGTTTTGCGTGTTGACCCCAGCGGAGAGTCCAAGAATAGACTCCTCGCTAGCACCTTGAAAGTCCTTCGCGATACCAGTGAGCCCCGAACCCATTGAGCGGAAGTTGATGCCGACGGCATCGAGCTGAGTCATGAGGTTCGTCATGCCGACATTGATATCCTCGATGGAGCCCTTCATCTTGGAGGCGACTAACGCCGCGTCGGTTACTGTAAGCTGACCGTCATCTTCGGTGAGTTTGTCAACAAGGTCAAAGACAGAAGAAAGGTTCCGCTCAATAATCTTAGCCGCCATAGACTCAATGACCATGTTCTTAATCATCTCCTCGAACTTGTCATTGATGGCATCTGTCGTGCTACTGAATTCCTCGTATGCGTCAATCCATGCAGACGCGAAATCACGCGAAGCCGACGCAAGGTCGGTGCCGAGGAACTTCTGCTGTATCTCGTCGTACATGTCAGAGATTTGGTCCGCGATGTCGCGAGCCAAATCCTTGTACTCTTGAACCTTGTCGCTATCAGAGCTCTTGCCTTTCGCCGCTTCTGCCGCCGCTTGACGAAGATATGCTTCCCTTTGTGCTTGAAGCACCGCGAGTTTCTGATTCTGCGACTCGATAAAGTCGGCGCCGAAGAGTTTCTCCTCTTGCTGAGTCAAGCGCTCGTAAGAATAGGTTAGACGCTTCAAGAGGCGGTCTTGGTCCTTAATTTCGTCGTTGAACCGCTTAACTTTGTCCTCTTGAATATTGCTTGTAACAGAAGCGACTGCAGAAGCAAGGTTCATCAAGGAGCCGATAACATCTCCTGCCTTTACTTTTTCCCATCCCTCATAAACATATTTGTTTATGTCGCTGATGTACTTCATTCCCTCCGCGACTTTGTTCTCCTCGGTACGCGTGCGGTTCAGCTCGTCGATAAACTCTTGGATGCCCGTAATAGCGCCGTTAATCGCCTTGAAGATAGCATCGACGATGGCGAGGGCGGCAGAACCCTTGCCCGCCATAGCCGACATACCTTGCCCCATCTGAGAGAAGGCCATACCAGCGGATTGTAGCCCTTCCTTGTTTTTAGGGAATTGTTCTAAAAGTTCGGAAACGCTCTTTACATTCTTAATTTGGTCGTCGCCATAAGTGCTTGCAAATCTCTTAAGCATCTTGTCGGCGAACTGCGTCTCTCCCGCAGTCAAGGATTCCCCTTTGCCAATCTTTGCGCCGATATATTCTACCGTCGTGGCATAGTCTTCGAAACGCTTAATGATGCCGTCAATGCCATCAGAAAGATATGTTGTGAAATCCGTTGATATTTTTGTTATCTTATTGAACTGTTTATCGACCGCGCGCAGAGAGCGAACAAGTTCATCAGCACCTATGGCGCCTGTCCTGAAAGCGTCGTAAAGTTGTTGCTTAAAATCTCCTTGTATTTTAGCCGCCTCTTCTGCAGTCATGACATTCAACTCGGCAAAGTATCTTATATAGTCCTCGCTCGCCTTAAAAATGTCAAGACGCTTCTTGCCCTCTATCATTTCTATTGATTGCTCTAGAGCTGCGTTAATCGCGTCTTTTTCTTTCTGTGTCTTGGCCTTGGCTGTGGCTTGCGCCGCCGCTTGCTGAAGGTCTAGAATATCTTGATTTGCCTTCGCCTCAATGGTGGCAATTCTTTGAGCGGCGTTGCCAGACTTGGCGATGGCGTCAGCAAACTTTTTCTGAAGGCTTGAGTTATACTTGTCTACCTCATCAAGAATCTTCAAATACATAGACCTAACATTCTCGGGTATCTTGTCTATGTTGTCCCTAATAGCATCGAAGTTCTTATCTACACGCGCCTTAATTAATTCCTCATAAGCGGTTTGGTCCATCTCGCTCGGGTCTATGCGCGCAAAAGCATTATCAAGTTCCTTTTCGATGCGCTTCTCAAAATCTTCGCCAATATTGCCATAGACAGCGACCGTCAGTGTTCTTGATAATTCCGTATCACCAGTTGTTCCAAGAATATTACGATAGAAATTTTGTGCCGCCTCACTACGTTTAATCTCATTAGAAAGTTTCTGAAGTTGTTCTTCAATATCCTTCTTAATCTTATCAAACTTAACTTGGGCAATCTCCTTACGCAAGACACGCTCCATATCGAGAAGGACGGGGTCGTATGGTTTCTTCTTTCTGCTCTCCTCGACATCTTTAAGTTCTTTTTCTAACTTACCGAGCATATTCTCATAAGTCGGTTGCCAACCCTCAAGGGTGGGGAACATCTCGTCAATATTAAGAAGGGCATTCTCCTTGCTGACGTATTTCAGAAGTTCGTTATATTTATTATATGCGTTCTTTATCTCGCTGATTCTCTTGTTAAGGTTCGATAACCGCTTGTCGCCGCCGCGAGGCTTCTTTTCTTCAACAAGATTCCATGCGTTGTAATCAGTAAGAACTTGCCCATAGATGTTCTTCATCGCCTCCGCGTTTGTCTTTAGCGAGAGTAATTGTTCCTTCTGCTTGCCCGTCGCCTTCTCTAACGCTTTTGCATAAAACTCAACAAGTTTGGCCTGCTCCTTATATCCTTTCGCGGCTTCGTCACATGCGTCTTTAACGCTTTTAAACTGCTTGATTTGGTCGTCGCCAAAGACTTGTGTCTTTCCCGCAGCCTCATCGAGCATGACTGTATATTGAGAAATTTGCATTCTCCAAGCGTCTCCGAAAAATTTAGGGACCTCGGGGCCAATAAGCTCTGCCGAAAATTCTTTAATAGACTCCTCGGCTTCATTACTCGCTTCCCTAAAATCTCCCAATAATTGCTCTAATTCAATTAGTCTTGAACCTAAACGAGCCTTTTGTTCTTCGGTGAGCACCTCCTCCCAAGTGCCGCCAAAAGCGCCTTTAATAACAGTACCGCGCTTTAATGTCTCCGAGATTTGATTATATTCTGCTTGTAGGTTGGATATTTCTGCCTCCGCCATCGCCTTATCTTGGAGCAAGGACAGCTTAATTGCTTCTTTTACTGCGTCATTTCTTTCTCGAATGGCGGTTGTATCAAGAGTTATTGCTCGCGTATGATTTTCAGCGCCAGAAACTGCGGACGGATATGCTTTTGCCAAATCCTTAGTTACCCTTGCTAATTTTTCTTCTTCGTCTTTTGTCCTTGTCGCCTTCTTGCTTAACTCATCATAGACATCACAAAGATTACTTATATCGTTGGCGTGAGTTTTTGCCTTGTCAAAGCTCGCTATTGACTTTTGGAAAGCATCAACGGTTATTTTGGCCTCTTTACTTTTAATTGTAAACTTAATTAGAATAGCGACAAGGGCCGCAATCCCCGCGAGGGCGATAGCATACGGATTCGCAAGTAAGGCCGCCGTCATTCTGTATAGAGACGCGGTAAAAAGATTAGTCGCCGCTAGCTCGCGCCTTTTTACGGCGACATACAGATTCCCCATCGCAACTTGCACCTTCGTGGCTGCCGTCTCTCCAAATAAAGACGCAATCACCCTATTTCTTTGCACTACATTAAGCTGAAGGGCAGAAATCTCAGACACTTGTGCCGCAGTCAGCGCATTCTCCGCGATCCTAGCGTTAATAAGCGCAATTTTATATGCAGTAAGGGCGGTAACGGCAATGCCTATGTACTTTGATGCCTCTTTCCAATTCTGCATGAGTTTCATCGCGTCCTTCATAAGCGTCTCCATGGCGCCATGTACGACACGCGTGTTACCTATCTCATCGTACATAATAGAAAGAGCGTCTTTTAACTTCATCCACTGGCCCTTAAGCGTCTCAGACTGTTTCTCTTGCATCTTGTAGAAGATGCCTCCCGCAGATGTCATATCGTTGAATATCTCCTCAATCATTCTAAAGGGGACAGCTCGTTTGGATATAAGTTCAAAGACATCGGCGGTTGTCGTGCCAACCCTACCTAACTTCTCAAATTTCTTTGCAAGCAACTCAACGAGAGGGATGCCCGCTTCGGTGAACTGACGAAGTTCTTGACCACGCAAAACAGACGCGGCGCGGACCTGACCGTATGCAAGAACAAGGCGAGACATATCGACGCCGAGACCAGCAGAGATGTCGGCCAACCTCATCGTGACATCAAACAAGTTCTCAGTTTCGATACGATAAGCTGAAAGCTGCTTTGTAAAGGAGACTAGGTCTTTAATTTCGAACGGGGACTGAATTGCCGCTGCCTTGATCCGTTTGAAGAGCTTTCCCGCCATCTCGGTATCTTGAATAATACCGCCGAGCGCGACTCTCTGCATTTCAAATTCAGACGTAACCTCTCTGACATTCCTTACAAAACTTGTAGCGGCGTGGAGTGCAAATAACGACGCGGCACTCTTTAAGAGCATCCCCATTCTATTATTCGCCGTACCTAATGCAGCATTCCATTGCGCGAGGTAAACAGAGCCTTGGCGAAAGCCCTCAGCCATCTTTACCGCCTCGGACGGAAGCACGGACATGGCTACTCCCGCATTCTTGCTTCCGTGAGTGATTTTATCAAGTTCAACGCTGCATGCGGCAAGGAATTGCCTTGTTTGGGCAATCTTAAGGTTCATGCCGTCGATCTCTGTCGAGACCCTCTTATACTGAGACGACTGCTTGGTGCTAACAAGGCCGTTAGCATCGAATTTCTTGAGACGGTTCTGTTTGATCGTTAATTTGTCGAGTTGCGAGGCATACTTCTGTAAGTCGGCCTCGGCTCGTTTCATGTTAATGGAGAAGACGCGAGTCATAGCAGACGCCTCATCGCCGACGCCTGTCAGTTTCCTTTCAAGGAGAGTAGCAGCTTCGAGGAGATTCCGTTCATCTTCCGAAAGACCCTTGCCTAAATTGAACCCACCCTTGAGCGCAATTTTGTCAATCTTCTGTATAACTTGATTGAGTGCTATTTGGAATTCCTCTGTAGAAGTCCTCGCGTCGTCGAAAAGTTCGATAAGGACTTTCTTCCCTTTATTCGGAATCTTGACATCTATAAAAAGAGATAGCGGCGCGGATTCAATCGCATCGCGTAAAGGGTCCATTGCTGTCTTAACGCTCTTAGCAGCTGCATTAAACGCCCCTTCAATATCGATTACTACTGGTATTTTTACACCTTCTGCCATAACCTATTCCTCCTTCATGTTTTTTATAAGATAATCTTGAATTTCCTCTGCCGTTTCGGGTCTCCTCGCCGCTTGTACCTTCGGGCCCATGCCGAACATTGCGAGCATATCTGAGACCTCTTCGTCACTTTTGATCGTGTCTTCCCATCTCACCTCTTTCTCGACTTTCTCGAAGTCGTAGTCAAAGTAGCCCTTGTCGAGCAACAACATCGTCACGTAGTTCACGGAATCGATGTACCAATAGCGGAACCATGACCAAAATCCGTAGTTGCCGTATATATGTTTAATCCGCTCGTTATGCTCTGAGCAAGAGAACGCCGAGTTTACTTGTCGTCCTCCCTTATCCCCAAAGCGTCCTTCTCCAACATATTCATCACGCTTTCCAGCCGCTCTTGCTGCTGCTTGGCGACTTCGCCAACCTGCTTCATACAAAGCTCGCGTTCCTGCTTTGAGAGTTGCAAGTTGGCTTTGAAAAAACCCAAGTCTTCGCTTATCGCCCCCGCTGCGTTAATTCTAAATGTGACTTCGTTTCCCCGCAGTTGCAGAATACGCCATTTCAGCGCCCACAACCATGGCGCAAAAAGCGCCCAATTCCCAAGAAGGTAATAAGCCGCCTTCTTGGAGTGAAGCGAATACAGTTTCTTCGCTATCCGCTTCGCGTCCTTTATGTCCGTCCCCTCTTTACCTTTCGCCTCAAGATATTGCGCCTCAAGTTCAAGCAGTTGAATCTTGGTCTTGACCTTCTGTGCCACTTGGCGCACTTTGTACTTGCGCCCGCCAACCTCAACCACGCATGGCGCATGCACGATGGTTTCATAAGCACCATGTAAGAACTGTTCCGATTTAGATTCCATAATATTTTGTTAAAAACTCTTCAAGGATAGGGCTCCATCCGACGGGGGAGTTCGTTATCCATATCTTGTGCCCTATCGCGGACTGCAGAAAGTCCATATCGTACCCTTCCGAGTACACCCCCAATTTCATGTTGCCTCCGTCCTCATTCAGAAGAATTGGCAATCTATCCGCATAATGGATATTATAGTACAAGTCCTCAATGCAGTAACTAACATGCTCCATGTCGAACATGTCCCATATCTGCTGTATCTTGTCCCAATCGTACCATTGCGGAAGGTGCGTAGTGTAATTGTTCAGCGGATAGCCCGCTTTCGACAACTCCCATCTCGTCTTGGCGGCATCGACCTCCCATTTGTTGTAGGGGTTCGCAACACGGAATATCGGACCGTTAATTGCCTTTAGTACCTTAACATCGACGAGGTCGAAGTCGTTCACGGCATAGCAGTCGTCAGCGACGAAGATAAACCCTTCACTGTCGGGGAATGCCGCATGAACTTTCTTGAAACAAGAGACATAGTCGAGATGCGGCCTGTATTGGTCTTCAATCTCGGGGACACGCTCAGATTCGATGCAGATAATATCGTCACCGCTTTCCACGACGGGGTGGTATTCTCCCGCGATGACAATCAAGTAGTCTTCCTTGAAATGACGGCGCCATCCAGCAACCGCATATTCAAGTTCTCTCCCTTGCGCTCCTTCAGAGCAGTAGGGTATTACAACAAGGACTTTCCCCATAATGAAAAAAGGGCGGGCGCAATAGCCCGCCCCAATTCGGTTGTGTCTTCTCGACGAAGATTAGGACTCGTACTTGAGAGCGCCTTCGAGGAGGATACCAGTCTTGAGGGAAGCGGTATCGACCTGCTCGGCGAGCACGACAGCGTGGATACGGTAGAGACCGTCGCTGTAGGAAAGGTTCGAGGTAATCTTGGCCTTCGGATAGACCCAAGCGCGCTTCTTCTCCTGGTCTGCGACCATGATAGGGCACGTGAAGACGGGAAGCTCAACACCGAAACCAACAGCGCTCGGAACAGGAGAGCTCGTGTTCAGATAGGCGGGGG